AGAGTTGCCAGCAATGTTCACCATGTGAGTAACGGGAGAAGTCAGAATACTATTAATCCAAACCTCAATAATTGCGTCCGCTCCCTTAGCCAGCAATGATTGTTGAACAAACTTGGAGCGGCTTGCCTTGGGTAGAGCGAGGTACAACTCCCCTATGTATTCAAACTGCTTTTCGCCTTCTAAGCCAAAAAGATTAATTAGTTGCTCCGCCCTCACACTAGGGTCGCCAACGCCCATTCCCTTCTGCGCCTCTTTCAGCGCATAAAGCGTCCGACCCGCTTCTGACCCAGCACCAGAAATGTTGGCATATAAAACGGCCTCAACCGTCATAAGCTGCTTTGCCTTTGCATAGGCTACCTCACGTCTAGCATGATCGTTTATTGTGCGCGCAGACAGGAATGCCTGTCTTGTCGCCTCAGACGTTTGCATAGCAGCCAGCATACCTGCCAAAACTTTTTCGGCCACTTCTCCGCTACCGGGCGCTCTAGCAAGCCACTCCCCCACGACATTATCCATGCCTTGCTGCTCAGCCATAGACATAAGACTTTCAAAGTTTAATGTCCCTCGACGCGCCTGCTCAAATAATTCTGCATTAGCGTCTTTAAGTCTGGCAAGGTAAGCGGCTAAATCGTCTTCCCCAATGCCTTCAGCTATTGCGGGGAAGTTAATGCCCTTGGTGTATTCTCCACCCAAGGCATCATTAATAGCCCTAATCTCTTCATCAGATGCTTGGCGGACGACAGTCACGCCGCCAACTTGTTGAACTGGCTCTTCGCCTAGTTTGGGGAGAAGTCTTTCTTCTGCTTGGCGTATCCTTTTTGTGGCGGCAGCGCCAATCTTTTCTACAACGTCGCCAATGCCAGCAACTTGTATAGGCTCAAAATCATCAACCGGAACGATATCTTCCGTTGGATCAAGAATAGACTTTGGCTGTTCTTCTTCTAGGGCCAAGTCAACATCTGGAACATCAATTTCAATGCCAAGCTGCTGCTCATCACCAGTAGCGCTGGGACTAGTTATGCTTGGCTGATTGGCCTCTGCCGCCATTTCATCTATTGAGGCGCTTATGTCTTTCGTCCTAGCCACTTTTATTCTCCACCTTTAAGCGCCGCTTTTGCGGGCGCTTTTTTGACAGCCTTGGAAATAACCTTGCCGCCCTTAGCGGCGGCGGCTACACCAGGAATAGCAGACAGCGCAGCCCCTGCCGATCCAATAGCAGTCTCCAAGGGATCATCACTGGCGAGTCCTCTCTCTACTTGACGCAGCCCTTCTTCCACGCCCATGCCAGCCAAATCAGTTGCCCCTATTAAATCAAACAAACCAATACCTAACCCGCTCAAAGGGTTTTCAACACCCATTAATTTTTCCGAAACGTCGCGCGCACGTTTAGGATCAACATCTAATTCATCTGCCAAAAAATCACTAATTAATGCGCGGGCTTTTTCACGCATTGTTGGATCATAAGAGCGCAATTCTGCTTGAGGCTTGCTTGGATCAAGACCCATTTCAATAAGATTACTTTGCTGCTCTCTCGTAAGACTTGGCAATGGACTTATAGTAACCATGCCGTCATCATCGTATTTCATTTCGAGCGCAGCGTCAGTGTTTGAAAAGTCGTAAGCCTTGCGCCACTCTTCAACTAAAGATGACATTATTATCGGACCCCCATTGATTTTAGAGCCTCATTAAATAATTTAATGTTATGCTGTTGAGCAAACTCCGAATCATCCGCCACACGTTCATTCATCAAGTCGCGTAATTTAGCGGCGGTTGCATCAGACGGTGCGTTAAGAGCTTTTCTTAAATCCTCAATTGCAGATTTATAATCCGCTGAATCTTTATTTTCTAATCCTAATTGCTCATTAGCTAATCTTTTCGCCTCAGAGATAACGTCAAAATCAGGCTCTGTGCGCTTCCTGTCTAATAGCTGATTCTCAATCCCCCCAATGATCTTGTCTCTTTTCCTCTGCTCTGCGCCAGGCACAACGATTGATTTGTCTGGATAACCAAGAATGTTCTTAACAACTTTCATTGCCTCGCGGAAACGCTCGTCTCTCGTTTGAGTTAATTTGTTAAGGTAATTTCTATAAGTGCTTATAGATAACTCACCATTCTTCAAGGCTTCTGAGACATCTTTGAATCTCAATTCGCCGTTGTATTGCAAATTATCTAAACGCACTATTGCATCTGAACTATCTTCAGCGCCCTTAGTATAAATATCTGACTTCAACTCATTGTATAATGGAGGGTTAAGAGTTTTAAGCGGCTCAATAATCTTTTCTTGAAGGTCAGGGTTGCCAATAGCGTCCGTAAATTCAACCAAGATTTCATCAGAACGATTTGACTTTCTTCTTTCATCCGCACGATCAAGCGCCGCGTCGCGAGAAAGCATATCGGTGAGAGCGTCATTCGCAGCCTCAAAAGCATCGCGTCTTTGCCCATCATCCATATTGCCATAAATATCTTGAACATGCGGATCATCAAAAGTGCCAGCGCGCATTTCGTAAAAGCGGCGCACCGGATTCTGCGAAACGTAATCAACTACTTCCCCGACAAGAAGTTCATTAACCTTATTGTCAAACTCTTTTAATTTTTGATTGACCAGCGTCTTGTCACCTACAGCCATGCCAAACTTAATAATATTATTACGTTCATGCTGTATTCGCATCTGTATGCTAGTAAATTCACCGGTTTGCTCATTAATAACAGAACCAGCATCAATTGCATCTTGAATGCTGCTTTGAACAATTTGATCCATGCCCGCAAGAGCCGCAACTTCCTGCCGGTCTTTTGCTTTAGCCTGTAACTTTCCAGCGTGAGAAACTAAAGCGGAGTTTGCGACAGCCGCAACTGACGCCTTGAATTTATTGGCGATTAAGGGGTCAATCTCTTTTAGATTTTCCCCATATCCATCAATAACAGCATCTAGCTGATCTCTAAATTCTGGCATAGAAAGATCAGAATTAGACGCCTCAATCTTTAGCTGCGCAATAATATTTCTGGCTTCAATTTCAGTGTTGTCTGAAATCATTTGCAGCGCCGCTTTTCTAGCTGCTTGCCCGTATGTTGTGAACCTATCCCCAGGCACCAAATCAAGAACGTCACGACCTTCTGATTTTGCTAATTCAATTTGCTCCATTGTGGGGGCATTTTCTGCCCCATAGCGAATACCCTCCTCTGCCGCAAACTCACCCGCTTTTGCAAAAGCAAATTGAGACATCTTGTCCAATGCCGCAGCAAGTTGCTGCGTGCCGCGCGCCTCGATTTGCGCCGCCTGAGTAAAATCAACAGACGGAACAGACGCAATGCTTACGCCAAGAGGTCGGTAACGTGGAAGTCTTTCAGCCATTGCTTATGTTCCGATCAACCCACCGGGTAGCCGTGTTCCGTAGTTAAGGCCAGAGCCAAAGAAAGACCCCGGAGGCGCTGCACCAAATGAACCCGGCACATTCATGCCAAACGAAGAACCTCCACCCCCTGCTCCAGCGCCTGCTCCAGCGCCTGCCCCAGCACCGCCAAAGCCAGGCCCGCCAAGTGCAGCATAGCTAAATGCAGCTTTACCAAGAGACATAATGAAGGCACCCCTGGCGGCAGACATCGTCGCTTTAGCTGCGGCCTCTAATTGCTGCGCCCGCATTTCACCTGTTCGCTCAGCAATTAAGCGGTTGTCTTCAGCGGCATACGTTTCAAGCGCACCCCTGGCAAGAGCATATTGCTGCAAATTTCCGGCGCTGCCAGAATAAGGGTCAACGCTTCCAGCAGCCCCGCGCGCGCTGATTGCTGCTTGGGTGCGAAGGATGTTATCAAGCACGGCCACGCCCTGTTCTTTGTACTTAAGAGCCTCGCCGCGAGCCTGAGTCCTAGCTTGCGTGGCTTGATCCGCGTATCCCGCAGCCTGCTGCCTGCCAGCCTTTAAGCCCATAACGCCCCCGCCGATCTGCAAGCCAGCCGCGATAAATGGTAATGCTGCTGCCATTTTACTGTCCTATGCTCACCTTGTAATCAATGCCCAATAAAGTCATTTTAAGGGGCACTGACTGACCAATCGTTATTTGCCCATCATAGCTGTAACCAAGAATGCCATGAAGTGTTTTGATGCCCGTATATTCAGCAACATCATCATCCAATATTCCTGTGCCAAATTGCCTAAATGGCACTTCCTTCCCATTAATTGTCATTGCTTGCGTCTCAAACAATTCTGCGTTGACTTCAAATATACGCTTTTTAAACCCTTTTAGCGACCCACTAGGTAGGCGCGGCTCAAAAGGAAGCGTCTTGACTACAGGAGTAAAGTTCAAGCCCACCTGATAACTGGAAGTAGCAGTGCTCGCAAATGTAATAGTAAATGGACTAGATGGAACGACCTGATCTGGCTCAATTACACCGTCCCGAATAATCTTAACTGTTTCGGCCTCAAGGTGATCCATAGTGACAGACGATGCAGCGCCACCTGTTTTTGCACTATCCAGCAAAGTATCCTTGTCAAAAACCTCTACATAATAGGCGTCAGATGAATTTACAGCTCTTTTAACGACCGTATAAATGTCATCGACATCAACGCCAATATTTACAAACTCTCCATCAGTCGTCCATTCTGAAGGCGCAATGACGTTTTGAGAACGCAACAAAGTATAGCAGGCAATGGAACCATCATCGCCATTAACGATTAAAAGCCTGTCGCCTTCATCAGTAGATGTTGAAACACGAACCGCCATTTCTTCTGGCGATTTCAATAGGTGAGATGACAGCAAAGAAATCTTTGCAGATGTATACGCATTAACAGTATCACTAAAGATAAACTCTTGTAGCGCCTTGCCTTGCCTTTGCACAAAAAGAGACGCGCCATCGACGTTTTGAACGCGCATGCCCGGCTTCATGCCAAACGCAGTTTGCTGCTTAACAATTAAATTAGAAGGAGTGATTGGCTCATCCAATGCTTGAGGCACATAAAATTCGCCGCCAGTTGTAAAAATCTGCAAGTGCCTACCCGAAAATAGGTCAACAATTGCATTGAACGTGCCTGTGTCTAGGGTCGCCGAAACAGCAGCGTCGTCAAGTGACTCGCCGGGATTAAAGTTAAAAAAGTCAGCAACCCTTGACCCCCAAATCGTGGAAGGCCGCTGCTTTGATCCACCAAAGAAAAGACGACCTTCGTGAAAAGTTACGCTTCGCGGCCATCCGCGAGTCGATGACCACACGTCTTCATAGCCATGCTCACTGAACCATTTCCCGGATGCAATGGCAGAATTATCAAAGAAAGGAATTTCAACATATGCTTTTACAGAGGTATCGCTGACGTACTCGGTAATCCGCGCTCGACCGAATCCATCTTCCTTTTCAATGTACTCACCTACAGCCGCCGCCTTAAAAGCCTTAACATCGTAGTTTGATGTAGCATCCGGCGCGGTATCCCAGTCTGGATATACTGTGGCAATCTTGGTTGATGCCACATAATCTTCAATGTGGCGCGTTTGCCCTGCGCCAGTTCCAGAAGTGATTTCAACGAACATGCCGTTTGGCTGGTCATCTGACGTAAAACTAGAAGCAGCCTTCAATGTAATCGTGCTTGATGTCCCGGCTTGCGCCCCTCCATTATCAGACGTGACAGAAGAAGCCGTAATCGTGATGTTGCCGCTGGTAGCACTTGGAGTAATTGTAAATGTCGGATTATGCCGATCTATCACAAAAGCATATTGAGGTATGTAATCCAAAGAAATGGTGCTGGCGGTCCAACTTGAATCCGTCGCGCCGCGCACAATTTTCAACGGCTCTAAATCTTCATGGACAACGATAACCGTGTCTGCGCTTTGAACCCAATTCATCTCTGGCAAGATGGATGACGTTAGGGCAGCTATGCTAAGGTAATCATTACCACTGCCATTAATATCAGTTACAAGGGCGCGATTTTTAAAAACGTACATACGCCCAGGGGTAAAGACCAACATATAGCTGTCTGTGACGCTAAACTCAAAATGCACCATGCGAACAGCATCAGCAGCGCCCGAATCCAATTCGGCAACAAACAATGTTCCATCACGCCTATTCGCCCCGCCTTGAGGCTGTATGCTTACGTTTTGTGCCGTAGTTAACCCAGATTTATATTGCGCAATATCAGTACGCGCACGCAGCTTAGGGTCTAGCTCCCCAGACGTAAAGTCATTCTGGATTTGAATGATCCGGCTCATCCACGGATGTCCGTTAACGGAAACTCCTGGATGTTTTGCGGCGGTCGATCACGACCATCAATATTCATAGAAACACGCATCAGACCGCCACGCATATTTTCGGACAAAACACCGTAGGCAAGGCGATGGTAGTAATCGCCTTTTGTGATCTGATCGGTAATAGGTTCAGCAAATGCTGCCGCCAAAGCGTGTTTTAACAAATTAACAAAATAAGGCGGGAAAGCCGACGGCTCTGGACGGAATTGATAATCAACCCACACAGTCTCAAGATTCGTATAAAGACCAGCACTGTAAATCTCAAAGTCGCGACGGGTCATCGCTCCAACCGCGCTCGTTTCAAATACGGCCATAGGGTTGCCAAGCATATCACCCGGCAGAGGATAAATGTATTTCCATTCGTTTTGAGGCTCATCAACAGAGCGCGCAAGCTGAACTTTCTTTAAAGTCCAACTGTATTGATACGACATCAAAAGAGTGTCGCGAATGTCATCATAGAGGCGGTCAGCAACCTGAGCCTCATCTGTACCCTCGCTAAAACTAGAAAGGGGGTTGGCCCCCAGCATAATAAGCGCATCAGAACAGATTGTTAATTTAGTGTCGCCAGCCGCCATTAAAACCTCCAGATATATTGGGGCGGGTTTTTACCCGCCCCAATATTATTAGTCGGAGTCCGTGTTCGCCAGCGTCGTGCCATCGTTCACGTCAACAGCCCCACCGGAGTTGCTCAAGACATAAACGAGAGTGGCAACAGCAGTCGAACCCGTCGAGGTTACGCAATAAATCAAGTCGCCAACCTCTAGGGTGTCGGACAGGTCATTGAAATAACCAGCAGTGTTCACGTCCGCAATTGCGTCAGTGGTTTTGTAGGCATAGATGCCTGGCGCGTTGCCGCGCTTAGCAGCCGAAACAGTCGTCAGACCAGCAGAGTCAAAAGCCATGATCTTTCTCCTTACTCAGTGCTGCTGATTTTAACGATACCTTCGTCGTCAATCGCAATGGCTCCAGCGGAGAACATTGACGAAACGAGGAAGGACGTTTTCTCAGGCACGTAGTTGATTTCAGACTTCTGGCTCATGCTAATGCCAAGGCCAACCGCATCACGGTGGAAGGCAAAGCTGGTGCGCGTGGACGGAAGCGGCAGACCGCCTTCGTCACGATCACCAAGCATGATGAACTTAAAGCCCAAGAAGGTGTCGATTTCACCCTGGCTAAGAGCCTTCACGGTAGCGAAATCGCTGCTGGTGAGTTCCGTCTCATCCAGAAGGGCCGACAAACCATTGGCGTGAATAAGCATGCAGCGGCCTTCAGCCGGGACATTGTTCGCGTCCAGGGACTTTTTCGCTGCAAGCAATTTAGCCAGGTTAAGGTTGGTGCCAGAGCCACCAATATCCGTGCCAACGGTGGACGGAGAAGAAGCGGCATTCAGCGCGTCAATGACAAGCTGATCCATCCGGCGACCAATAGCGTTACCAACGACCTGCACCAACTCACGGCGCTCATCGAAATTAACTTTCGCCTGATGAAAGATGTCGCTGTATTCAGCGGCAATGTAGTCGCTCATGGTGGCCGAAACCTGCGAGTAGGTCACGTTGAGCGGGGTAACATCCGTTTGCGGGACGCGAACGGTAGCGACGCCTTTCCCAATTTTCGGGAATTTGACGACAGAACCTTCGACGTTGTTGCGTTCGCGGGTAACGCCAGCAAGTTTACGCGCACCTTGGTAAGCCTGCTTGACTTCCGCGTCGAACAACTGAACGAAGGCGTTGGTGATGCCTTGAGCCATCACATTTCTCCTTCAAATTAAGTTACACTCGATTGTTCGCCTAGCAGGTATCCTAGAAGGGCTGCGGCTTGCACGGTTTAGCGCCTCATGCCAGGGCCGTTCTGACGGGCCATGAGTGGGTATCCATCAATAAGACTATATTATAAAACATATTGTGTTGTAAAGATGCAGCACTGTTGCAGATATGCAACATTAAACAAAGAAAAACCCCGGCTCAAAGGCCGGGGAAATTCTTTAAAACTGCGGCTGGTAGTCGCCTGAGCCGTAAACCTGCTCAAACATTTTTTCTACCTTAGACCTATATGCCGGGTCGTTTTGGTATTCTGCCTTGCCAACCATAGCATTTAGCTCTTCCTTGGAAGGAAGGCCTTCAACCTGACCAACATCAATTGGAACAGGCTGATCGCCGTAGTATGATCGGACCTTCTGCAATGCACGAATGCCCTGAGCCGTTCCTCCCATGATTTTGAACTCTTCAAAATCATCTTCAGACCAAACGCCTTTGCGCACCAATCCTTGCGCCCAATCAGTCATGGACTTAATCGTTTGGTCCGCATTTGGCCCTAGCTTTTTATACTCTTCTTGGTATGAGACTTCTGCTTGTTGCGCCTCATTCCCAGCCATTGAAATGAACTTTTCGGCCAGTTCATTGAATGCATTCTGGCTAATCCCGTTTTCCTTAGCCCACTCTTTGTACGTGCTAAGAAGTTCGTCATCTTCTGGCACATTGGCGTCCTCAAACATTTTCGTGTCATATTCTTTCGGCGTTTTGTGATCGCCGCGAGAAAACTTCTTTTGAAGCTCTTGGTAAGACTTAGCAAGGCTTTCAATGTCAGGCCCATCTTCATCATTCCAGTATTTTTCTGGATACCAATCAGGCCGCTCAAACTCAACCTCGTCATCTTCACCAGCAACCATTACGTCTTGCACGGATGGTTGCGTGTCTTCTTGACGATGCGGAACGTAGTTGTCTTCTGGGGCTTCTTTTTGTGGCTCAATAACAGCCCCGGCAAGAAGGCCGTCGCCTTCACTTGATTCCGATTCTTGCGCTTGTACTTCTTCGCTCATGCCTCTCTCGCTTTCAAGATTCTGCGCTCGATTTCTCGAACTAATGAGTTTTGCCCTTCTCGTGCAAATCCATGCGAAGCGTCTTCGCCTGGATACCACGTAGGCTGCTCAATCGTCAGCGAGCGCAAATGCTGAATAACTTTTTGCCCGTCCTCGCTGCCGAATACACGCAAATACAAAAGGTCCGTATCTGTTGCCTTCTGCTTGCCCGGCTTGTCTGGCTGAGGCTCAAAATGCCTTAGCCCGTCCCATCCATCTGGGTTCACTCAACTTGCCCTTCCTGTGGTTGCCCCATGCCCTGTTGCGCAGCAGCCATTTGTGCCATTTGCGCCATCTGCTCCATAGCCTGCTGCCTTTGCTCAGGCGTTGTTCTGAGATCAGCCGGAATGCCAAGTTTATCAGCTATGTAATCAGCAATGCTACCGGTATTAATAGCCATTTGACCTTCTGGCCCAAGCGCGCCTGCAAGCTGGACCCACTGAACAATCTTCTCAATATCGCCCATGTTCTGAGCCTGAGCGATTGGAGACACAGGCGTTACCTGCACTTGCAATCCGTTGACCTTCAGTGGCATTTCAATCAGGCCGCGACCGTCCATGACATCCAGAATGCGAGCCACCAATGGCGTCATCGTTTCTGTAATTAAACGGCCAAACGCAGAACCCAAGTTCTGAGCCAACTCTTTCATGCGCTCAGCAATCTCAGTTGCGGAACGGGCAGACATATTGTCTGGCGGCAACGTATCATCAAGTAAGATTTTCTTAATGTTCATTCTCAAATCGTTAATAACGATCTGGGAAACATTGAAGTCTCCAGAGCGCGGCAGTTGGCGCAGGCTCTCGCCTTGCGGGCCTCCATTGCGCGCAACAGGAATGATAGCCCCCGGCACAATGCGAATAGTTTGCGGATTTAGAACGCCATCATCAGCCGCCGTGTAAACTCCAGCAATCGAAAGAGAGGCATTTTTGAGAAGCATCTCAAGGGTTTTGTTCAGCGTTTTAATGTCAGGTATGGCCGTAACCAATGGACCACGACCATACACTTCTCCAGCAACCTTCATGTAGCGAGCCACGATCCACGGAGAAGACTTCATCCGACGCTGCAATAGCGTTGATTTACCTTCCGGCCAAATAACGTGATACTCATAATCACCACGATCAGGGTCAATTACGGTCGCCTCAACCAACTCGATTTCCTCGGTCGGCTTTTCTCGAATCATGTATTCAAGTCGTGTTGGAATTTCAGCATCAACCCAATGCTGCTTAATCGCCTCTGCCTTCATCCGCATTCGGCGGTACACGTTATCAACCTTGCCGTGAGCGCCCTCTTCAATGGCCACCAAATATTGAGGGACAGCAGTGAACCTAATAGGCGTGACGTCATCTCCCGGCTGCACTAGCATAACTGCCGTGCCAACAGCCAAGTCCATCAAGAACTCGCCCATCGCAAGATCAAAGTTGCTCTGCCTAAGAACGGCAAACATTTTTTCAGCGTAAACGTCTAGCGCCGCTTGAACCTCTTGACGACGCGCCGCAGGAATATCCTGACCCGGCTCCAAGCGACAGAAACGACCATACGGAGGGAATAATCCAGACTGTATGCGGTTCGCAAAACGCTGCGTTGCGTTGATTGCAGTAGAATCAAAAACCCGCGCCATCTTGTTTTGGCCCGGCGAACCACCGCCCTCATAGTAGCCGTCATAAAGATTGCGCTGGGGCAAAGCAAATTCATAACAATCCTCATAAATTTGACGCCAGTTATCCTTGCGGCGCTGGGCAATATCGTGACGCTTCATAACCTGTTCAGCAGTGAGCATTATGACTTTCCTTTATTTCTCTTGCTGATCGCCGCAGCCTTGCTTTTAGCATCGGCCTTAGAAGAAGCGCCCCACGCGCGCAGCGAAAGAAGCAGGCGCGTGGGACGCCCTTTCTCGTCGCGCTCCGGGCCGGGCATAGAACCCATTCGCGCCAAGAAAGATGCACGCCTTGGGTTGTCACCCGACTTCACTGGTGCTTTCAAATTCATTCCCTGCTTGCGCGCAGAAGCGCGGCCCTTTGCGTTAAGGCCACCTTTAGGGTTCTTGCCCTCTTTGCGCTGCCATGCAGGGGTCTTAGCCACGAGCAGCCCTCATATTGTCAATCAAGTTAGGATACGGACGGCCAGCTTTCTTCGCCGCACGCATTGCGGATCGTTTTTGCGCTGAGGTAAGAGACTTGGGCTTACCCAAATCTTTAGGCCGTTTTTTGTCCCAAACTTCCTTCTTAGCCATTTTTCTTAGCCTTCCCAGACTTTGATAACGCAATGGCGACAGCCTGCTTCATTGGACGCCCTTCTTGCATGAGCATCTTAATGTTTTGGCTGACAACATTTTCAGACTTACCCTTTTTCAAAGGCACGTTACTTAGCCTTCTTTTTCATCATCTTGGTTTTCATATTAACCTCAGCAACACGCCCACCATACTGTTTGGCATATTCTTTTGCAGCAGCCATTCCAGCTTTGCTATAAGCAAAGGTGCGCGTTTTTCCGTCTTTAGTTACTACTTTTGGCATCAGCCTACTCCTAGTGTGGTTTGCTCATCGCCGCCGCCAGCGCCAAGCCTGCCGGGACTCAATAATGCACGACGCCCACTGCGCCTAGCCCTTACGCCAGCCGCGCGCCTACGCGCTTCCGTGTCATCCACAGGTTGCGGCTCTACCTTTGGCTCAGGCGCAGGCGCGGGTGCAGCCGCTTTAGGCTTGCTTATAATGCCACCCATTAGCCAGCACCCAAGGTCGTCTGAATGCCCATTTGCGGATTTTCGCGCTCAGAAGAAAGCAACATGCGCTGGCCACCCGTTGCTCGTGCGCGACGGCGCGCTGCAATCTGAGCCTTCTTGCTGCGCTCTTCTTCTTGCAGCCTAGCCTCTTGTCGATCCTGTGCCTCTTTAATAGATGGATCAGGCGGGGGCGACTTAGGCGCTCCTCCAAATAATCCGCTCATTCAAAAATCCTCGACATCATTAAATAATCAACACCGCTAGGGCCGTACTTTCGCAAAACCCCTTCTCGACTGAACTTTAACATCCTAGCCCATCTAATTGCAACTATATTGCGTTCATCCACTGTTATTTGAAGTCTTCTTAGCTTTAGAGTAACTGCAATTTGATTGAAGTATCGCATTGCACCCCTGGAAAGTGACACTGGAACAACGTCACAATGACTGCTAGTCAACATCCATGCCTCTGCCGCGCCTGCCCAAAATTCATTAACGCCAAAGCAACATACCATTTGCCCATTACAAATGGCAGTCACGGCATGGCCCGACGCCTCATATGATTGAAGGTATTCTTTAAAATTCGGCAATTCAGAAAAAAGCCTGCGGTCGAACTCGCGCAAATGCATTGCATATGGGTGTGCCCAATGAAATGGAACAAACGAAACATTTTTGTTAGTAGTGATTGACCGCACCAAACAAACGCCCTATATATTCATTGTTAGAGTTTTCCTCCCTGGAAACTAAACCCCGGCGATTAAGCGCCGGGGTTCTTTTTTATCTCCCTGACAATGCCATTGGAAACTCCAATAATACCCATGTCTTGCAACCTCTGACGAGCGCGCATTCTCCTAGTCCCGCCAGCATCGCGGGACATTGACCGATGCTTATCAGTCCATTGCTTGTGAGAAACCTCTGAACATTCTCGATCTATGAATAATTGTCGCAACGCCTCTAGGGCGCGGTCCTCCTCAATACCCAAATTGATTTTTGAAGAAAATTCAGCATCATCCTTGCGGCTAAGAACAATGGATGAATCGCCAATCAGTGCAATTTCTTCCATGCGGAATGTCATGTCATCACACGGCTCTGCGTCCTTTTGCTTCTCCATCTTCATGGATAATAAATTCTCAGCACGAGCAACGCGAATACTCGTATCTACTGCGCCCAACAAAGCCGTTGAACCACGCATCCCACGCGCAACATCTTTGCCGCTATGGTGAATGCCCATAAGAGCGCAGCCAACATGCTTCTTAATCGAATCACACGAATCAATAAACATACCCATGTCAGTTGCGGAGTTTTCATCGCCGCCAAGCAATGCCCTTGCAACAGTGTCAACAAAGACG